ACCAATTCCTTGATGAACTTGGCTTCCGTAGGGGTTGCGGACTGCAGGCGACTCTGCACGAGAGCTTCCTTAGCGGCAGTGGTCCTCAAGTTCGCCACTTGGGATGCGAATCCTGCCAGTTCATCCGAAGGGGCCTTAGATACAGCACGGTCTAACGCTGACCCTGCCTGACGTACGGCCTCTTTATATGCGATAGGATTACGGACAGCCTCAGTTGCACTGGAGAGGGCACCTTGGGGACCCTGCATCTGCTTGCCGATGTACCCTTGTTCCTTGAGACCCCTGAGACCGTTCTGGACAGCGTAGAATGAGTTCTCGTCAGCGATCTTGCCTGTCCTACGTAGTTCCGTTGCTGCGGGACCAAGTACAGGGTGATTCGACAACGCACGGAGACCAGCGAGGGAATCCTTGGATGTCAGGTCGAGACCCGAACGGCCCCCTTGGAGTGTCTCTTGGAAACCCCCGCCCAGAGGCATGCGGGTTGCCTTGGACATCGCGTTGCGAGACGCTTGGGCCTTTGCAGCGAGGTCTGCGGCAGTAGCCTGAGCATCTGCAGCGGTTTTGGCTTTCACCGCGTCTGCTGCTGCTTTTACCTGGGCATTCTCCGCATCTTTGGCGAGTACCTGCCCTGCCTCTGTACCGAATCCAGCGCGGGAAGCGTTCTGAGCCTGTGTAGCTGCGGACTTCGCTTGGAGAACCTTGAGTGCCTGGGCACCCTTGGATGGTCCGTACTGCTCGAGGACCTTGTCAGCCACCGGGCCTTGCTTGATCAACTTCTGAATGGCTGCTTCACGCGTCTCCCGACCACCCGCCGCATTCACCGCGAGGTTCCGAAGCGCTTCGATGGGGATCAGGTTACGTGCAGCAACCCGGGCAGCCTTTGCGAGGATGCCGTCAGAGGCAGGCTTGGCTGCAGTCTGAGCAGCAACGGTCGTCTGCTTATTGATGATTGCAGCAATATCCGGAGGGAGTTTCGCGAGTTGCGCATCACTCAGTGCTTGGCCACGTTGGAGAGCCGTGCGGATCTCAGGGTCCGCAATGTGATCCATGGCCTGTGCTACATAACCATTACCGATTGCATTCGCCTGCTTGGCGCCAATAGCCTTTCCGCCCTGAGCTTCTCGACTAGCGAGACCTGTGAGGTCCTGGGTTGCCTCAGCGACCCGACGAGCACCTTCCTCACCATGCTGCTTTACGTACGAGGCGACCTTCTGGGACATTGTTGCTGGCATAACGGCAGCGAGGGGACCACCAAGAGCAGCGCCCACACCCGCTCCGACCCCTGCAGACTTAACCTTGTCGACCAGATTGTCGGAATCGTTGTGACCGAGGCCCGATGCAGCGCCTTCAGCAGCGCCTACGCCCGCCCCATAGAGACCCCGGACGACCCTAGAGGCCGTAGCGGGAGCCTGCACAGCCTTCAGGATGCCCAAGCCCGGTACGGCAGCGCCTGCGAGCCCTCCCACGACCTTTGCACCCGTGGAAGCGTCTTCGTCCTTCTTTCGCTCGTTGGCGAGGTTCTGGTCGTACGTGGTTCCCTTGGTGCGGCCTGTCAGTTCGTCCATCTTGGCAGCGAACTTGTCAGCGAGACCGAAGGTAGCCGTATCAGCGATATGCCGAACCGTATCATCGACCTCACGCAACCAACTATGCGGTTCATCAGCCTTGGGTGCAGCAGAATCCGTAGGAGCTACGGGTTTCTTGGCGGCTGAAGGGGCTTTAGTAGGGGAAACCGTAGGAGCAGCGGGATTCTGTCCTTCAATAGGGGCCGCTTCCCACCAATTACTACCACCTTGGACCCTTCCTGCCACCTGATCGCCGTACTGCAGCGTATTAGGGGCCTCCGGGTTCCGTGGGTCGCTTACTGCGATACCCTTCTTGGCCTTTTCTATCGCTCCAGGGCCGCCGTAGTAGCCCACAGCGGTAAGTTTAGGGTCCCCACCAGCCAGATCATTTAGTTTCTTGAGGTACCGGACACCAGCCCGAGCGTTGTGCTCCGGGTTGTTGATGTCCCACCCCTTGTCAGCGACTTCGTTGAACGTGTCAGGAAGGATTTGCATCCCGCCCACAGCGCCAGCATTGGAAGTCTTGGTGTTTTTGCCACCAGTGGACTCCTGATGATAGACACTGCGGGCAAGATCCGCGACTGCGGGGGAAGCACCTTCAGCATCTGACGCAATATCAATCGTGCTTGCTTTGGGAGCAGCTTCCCACCATTCAGCCATTACGGTTTCCTTCTAGTTGAACCATCAGGCGCCCTAAAGAGGGAACCCGAAGGTAGTGCGGCGTAGTCCGCTTGAGAGTTGATTGCTGGTGCGTTACCGCTGGAAGCTGAGGTATTTGGCTTGAAACCATCGAGTGTCCCCTTGCTTCTGAGGTGTTCGATAGCGCCTGCCTTGTCCTTCGCCAGTTGTTCAAGTTCGTCAGCAGCCTGCGAAAGGCGACGAGCATTTTCAGCTTCAGAGAGACGCGGGTTGTACGCACGAGCCATGAATGCCTTACCTTCGTTCTCGGTGTATTGAGAACCAAGGACACCTCGGAGACCTGCTTGGACCACGCGTTCAGCACGGTCTTGAAGCGAGGCACCCTCGGGGGTAATGACATCGCGGACACCCTTAGGCAGCGACCCGACGATGGGACCAGTGGCCGTGTCGGTCTTGCCAAGCTCTCCAGCGAGGTCGCGAAGTTCCTTAACGTTCCCTGCGGTCTGCGCTTCGTCACCTGCGTGAGTGAGGGAAGCTTCATCCGCCTTCTTGCCCGAGGCAACTGCGGAGTTCACCTGAGCCTGGAGGACAATTGCGTCTCCCTTGGCCTTCGCTGCGTCGATCTTTTGTTGGTTGAGGTAGCCTGCGACTTCAGAGTTCTTGACGACCTTCTGAGTCCCGTTGGAGAACTGTAGGAGCGTGAAGGCACCATCAGCCAGAGGGGTCACCTTAGGCTGGTTGAGTTCCCGATCCTTGTTCGTGCGGTCGTCGTAACCTTGGTTGAAGGCTTGAACACCAGCACCTAGGCCTTCCTTCAGGTTCCTAGCCCCGAGGAGCGCAGCACCACCATTGATCAGGCCGTCGTAGATCGAGTTCATGTCCTTACGGGGAGCTTGTGGAGCCTGAGGCTGCCCCATAGGACCCTGAGGTGCCTGAGGAACCATAGCCTGACCCATAGGACCCTGAGGTGCCTGAGGTTGCCCTTGTTGGCCCGGATCACCCCCCATGTACGCCGAGAGGGTCCCAGGCTGATTCCGAAGGGCCTGAAGGATGTACGAAGGGACACCTTGGGCCTCAGGGTTCCCATTAGGGTACCCATCGTCCTTGCTCTGCATCGCCTCACTGAGCCACGAGGGGAGTTGACCATAGCCGGGATCTTGAGCATCCACGCTAAATTGATTTGCCATGGTTTTCCTTAACCGTAGAGGTCTTTGTTATCGAAGGCGTTATCGCCAGTGACGTTGTTGTAACCACCTTCGAGACCTGTGGTACCCGAGTTGCCGAACCCGCCAAGCTTGCCGATAATGCCCGCACCAGACGCTGCACCACCGAGGGCACCTTGGATACCCGAGGAGACCGGCGAGGAGACTTGACCTGCCACACCCGTGCCACCATAGGAACCGTTGATGATCTTCATGTACTTCTGGAGGAGGTCGAGGTTGGTGTTCTGACCTTCGTAGTACTGGTCCTTGTTGGCGTCGAGGTTCGCTTGGTCGTTGGTCTGATAAATGTTGCCAGCACCAGTGAGTTGGTCGAAGTTGTTGCCGTTGGCCTGTTGAGCAGCCGTGAGGGAACCCACGCCTTGACCGTAAGCCGTGCCGAGTTGCTGGTTGACGTTGCTGCGGAGGGCTTGCTGTGTGTTGTACTGGGATTGAGCCGTACTGAGGCCCGTGTTGAACAGGTTGCTACGGATGCTCGAGGAAATGTCAGCGAGGCGGTCCGAGGCACCACGCTCTGCGATACCTTGGGCAACCCCGGTACGCGTGGAGTTCGTGTTACCACTACCAGCAGCCGCGAGATTCAGTGCGGGCAGTTGGTTTTCATTGAGGTTTCGTACGGTATCCCGCGAGGCCGCATCGATCATCGAGTCAGCGTAGGGACTGTTGGCGTACTGGTTGGCCGTATTCAGGAAGTTCTGAGTCTGGTCCGTACCAGCTTGGTCAAATACCGACTGTGCGTTATTGCCGAACTGCTGACCGAAGCCAAGCATTGAGCTACCACTGCCATACAGACCATTGGCGATGTTCTGACCTTGGTTCCCTGCGAACGCTGCGGTACTGTTGGCGCCTTGAGTGGTGTACGGATTGAGACCAGCTACGCGCGGGCCTGTGTAGGCGCCCGTGGTGGCATCATTCAGGAAGCCTTGGGCCTTATCGTACCCTTGGGTGATGTAAGGCTGCGCCTTGGACCACGGGGAATTGACATCTGCTTGCTGCTGTTGAGCACCCTTGGCCGAACTATCGTCTCCGAAGATGCTCCCTACTGCACCAATCGCTGCGGAGCCGAGGCTTGCCGTGATCGGATCAATGCCGTACTTACGGCCAATCCCCGGAGCAAGGGAAGGCACGAGCATCCTGAGGATTGCTTTGAACATTAGAGTAATACCTTGGTGTAGACAGCCCCACTCTTCCGGTAGCGCAGGCGCTTGAAGACGGAACCACGGTCCAGGTTGTCCTGAGTGCTGACGACGACCTTCTTCACCCCTGCTTCACGCATGCGAGCTTCGGCATAGCGGAACAGGTGAACCCCAAGCCAACCTTGGCGGTACTTGGGGAGGATGAAGTAGGAGTCGTTGAAGCAAAACAGGGAGGACGCGTGATGCGGGTGACGGCTGAGTAGATTCTTGCTATACCCTATGAGCTTCCCGTTATCTCGCACCGTGACAAACAGGAGGATTCCTGAGGTCTCAGCAGCAAGGTAAAAGGCCTCGTTGAGGAAGAAGGGGATTTCAGCTTGGTCGTAGGCGATCTCTGAGTAGTGTTGCTCCCACAGGGGGCGCATCTCTTCGACGGCTTCACTCCACTTCTCAACTTGGTAGCTAATCATAGGGGTGTTACTCTCTAATTAAGGTACGTGTACGCCGATCTGCTCAAGTGCAGCCGTGATCGATGCGAGCGTCCGTTCCAGTTTCTTCAGTTCCTCAGTGAGAAAGAGGGCCTGCGACTGGGGTAGTTGTGGGATGCTCGCGCGTACGTATTTTTCTAAGGGGATCGTGTAGTTCATCGTCGGCTCAAGGTCTTGACGTCAAAGTCCATCCCGGAGAATTGGAAGTTGGAGATCGAGTCCGTGCTCACCTTGTAGGCGAGGTAACGACCTGCGACCATCATGTCCAGTTTGTAGTCCGTTGCGGGACTGTACGTCTGTGTGGAACGGTAGTTCGCAGCCTCAGTCGGGAGATCCGAGGACCCAATTTCAAACTTGAAGACGCCCGTGGAATCCTCAAATGAACACTGAGGAACCATGCTCTGTATCAGCTTGTAACCACGGAGACTCGTAGGCAAACCTGAGCCGTCCAGGTCGACCCCTACGCGTTCCACATAGGAAGGCTTAAGGACCTCTGGGAGCGCCGGAAGATTAACCAACCCTGCGGTCGGTAGATCAACTGCGAACACTCGGCTATCCGTGATCCCTACGTTCTGATCGGCCACCGAGAGCATCAAAGGGATCCGAGGAGTCGTAGGCCCAATGAAGCTGGTGTAGGTCGTGTTGTAGAGTTGGTACCCTGCGGTCTCATTGGGATAGGAGTTGGCGACCAGTACTGCATCCGCCTCTGAACCACCAATGACATTCGGGAGATCCATGAAGGACCAAGTATCCGTCTTGTAGTTGTAGATTGCCGACTGGTTACAGAAGGCAGCCCCTACATACGCAGCAGAGTCCTGAAGGGTCGGGTAGCAGAAGTGGATCAGGTTAGCTACCGAGTCATGGACCACAAAGCACAAGGACGTTCTGGTACGGTCCAGTGTGTTGTAAATCCTTCGGCGTACCCGGGAATCCGCGAGGGAGGTCTTGGACATGCCATCATGGCGATAGATGTCATTCTCACCAAAGACGAAGTGTTGTCCCTCGACTTCGACCACGCAGTTCGTGTTGACGATCCCGCCATCAAAGGGAAGCCTACGGAACCCAAAGACCGCTGAGTCCCCTCGGTATTCCATGAGCCAGTTCTGAAGCTGACCATAGATGATGAACGAGTTCCCCAAGGTGAGGCCATCGCGGATCCCTGAGTGCATCTCAGAGAGCACGTTCTCACCAGCGATGAAGTTCGGGTTGCCTGGGTCCCAGAGGACACCCGTGGAAGCCGTGCCATACTGAAGCGGGTTGCACCACTTGACCATCTGCGGGTTGTAATGACCCACACCCTTGCGGATGTTCAGCATGATCGCGTAGTCAAGAAATGACCGGACCACTCCTGCACAGTCCACCCCACCGGTAGTCCAGTCCCCCGCGAGGGGAACATAGGTGGCATCAGCGAGGATGTTACGGACGTACGGGACCGTATCTTGACGGACCAGGAACGAGAGTGCCCCTACCTGCGCATGGGACCACACAGCATCCGTGGTGAACACTGAGGACGAAGGCGTTAGGAACGTGAGGTTCCCGTTGGGGTATGCGCGGACAGTACCATCACGATCACAGACAAACGGCACCCCTCCAAGGTCTACTTGGTAGTAGGAACCAATGAAGCGGGATGTCGCGGAGCTACCACCATCTGCAGAATCATAGGGGTTCGTGTTGGAGTCGTAGGATCCTGGGGCTGCGTCATACGTAAGTGCAGAGCGAATAGGATTGAACAACTGCTTGAATACAGGCGCCCGAGTAATCCGGTCTTCATCGAAGATGACATTGTTGGCTGCAGAGAAAGCGTTAGGCGGGAGGTCGTACGGGTTGGCATCAGTGATGACCCCCACGCCCCCTAGCTTCCGAAGCGGGAGAGTCGGCATTGATTAAACCTTCATGATGTAGGCCAAGGCCATGTACGGAGGGAGCGACGAGTGTTGGTGATCGCCCACGAGATTCGCAGAATGCGTATGGGACTGAGGGGTAACTGCGGTAATCGCATTGATCCCTACGGCAGCCGCAGCGCTCTGGGTAGTCGTATTGATGACCTCAGTGGTACCGTTGATCGTATGGGTGTGCGACCCTGCCATACCAGTACTTGAGGCACCACCAGTGGCATTGACCGCATACGAGGACCCCGCACCCGCTACGAACCTATTGCGGAGGTCAGGGGTCCCATTGGTACCATCACACAGTAGGTACCCGGCAGGGATAGCCACGATGGCCCCAGACCACATCAAGATCACTCCCTTGGGAACCGGGGAGTTCAATTGAGCAGGGGTGACCGTGACGGGGGCATCCAGGTTCGGGAAGGTGTTCTTCAGGGCCTGCTTGATTACCCGAAGGTGATCGTCAGCCTGAGAGACCGTGTCGGTACTGTTGGGATTCGCAGGGTTAAGCTGGCTGATGTAGTTAGCTGATTCGAGAGGCATCTGTATTTACACCTTCATGATGTAGTAGAGGGCGTAGTACGGATTCCGAATGTCAATGGAAGCGCCACTCCCGGCATTCCCAATGGAAACGGTGTGGGTATGGTTACCAGCGCCTTGGGACACGATGTCCACGCTATGGGTGTGTGCCCCTGCGTTCTGAGTGGGAGACTGGAAGCGTCCCGAGGAATACCCGGTACTTACGCTTACGTTGGCACCACCATTGTCCGAACCCGCCTGGACCGAGCCAAGGTTATTCAGGCCGTGGGCGTGATCGCCATCTCCAGACGTGGGACCCAAGACTCGGTGGAAGTGGTCCCCTGGGTTATCCGTGGATGCGCTGTGGTTATGCACGGGCATCTGGGACTGCGACAGGGCGATAAACCCGTTACCGCCCGAGTTATTAAGGCCATACGAATTCCCTGCCCCTACGACAAGCCTGTCAAGGAGATTGGGCGTGGTGATATTACCTGCACCATCACTACGGACCACCGTCTGACCATTACACAGTGCCCACCCTGAGGGGACCGTAGCCCCTACCCACATAATGACCGCCCCAATGGGCATCATCGTATTGATAAAGTCCTGAGACAGATTTACAGGACCCGTGACGTTAGGGAAGGTCGCCTTCAGGGTCGACTTAATGAGCCGGATGTGGTCATCTGCAAATGCAATGGCATCTGAGCCAAGGGGATTAGCAGGTACGAGACCATTAATATAAGTAGCGGATTCTAATGCCATGGGTATCTTTGGGTGACTGTGGATACCCTTGGGGTACCTTGGTTTTATCTCTGGGTAAATCTTTAGATAAGACCATTATTAATAACCTATATATAAACTATAGGGACTTAAGTAAAACCTAGGGTCCTTTAGAATCCTCAGGTCTTTAATCTTTAGAATCTAAAGCCCCCCTACCCCCCATAGCCCTTACTGGTCTATTAATGGTCAATGTAGGGAGAAACTTAGGTGAAACTTGGGTAAAACTTGTGCAACCTTGGGTACCCTTGGGGTCCTTTTGGTTACCTTGGGAATAAAGGGGGTGGGATCAACTTGAGGGTACCCGGGGGGGTCCTAGGGGGTACCTTGGGTTTCTTTGGGAATCTTGGGGACGTTGCTCTCACGCAACAGGTCGAACAACAACAACAACGAAAAACCTTTAGGCATTCTTTTGGAAGTGGATCCAAAGAGGACCTAGGGGGTACATCCGGCACCGTGTGGGCACAGCAAGGATCGTGGCTCGAGTGGGAGCCTGGGCTAAGTGCTTGATTCTAAAGGAGATACATCCGATGAGTTATCTAATGTGGAATCAGGGAGCGTCGGTCTACTCATTAGCCTGGGTGTAGCCAGGGGCATTAGGGATGCCTGAGGTATCCATCGCGCACAAATGATTAGGACACTAACGATTCCAGATAGTGAAGGAAGGGGTTCGTATGTGTTCGATAGGCAGACGAACCTGAGCCCTTGGAACCCCAAGATAACTTTATGCATCTTTCGCTTGCACAATGCTACACAGTGCGTTACATTGGAACCCTAGCAACACGAAACGAACCAGGGAGCAAAGATAATGACTGCATGGACCAAGTTGGTAGCTCAAGTACAGAAGGACCATGGAACCCGTGGAATCTACTGGACTGCAGTAATGAGCGCAGAGTCCAATGGCTCTAGCGATGCAGAGTCTTATGAGTCCCTTAGCTATACCTCAGCATTCGAAGAGAATGAAGCCGTGCGTGCTTACTTTGAATCGATCGGCTACACATACTAACGAACCCAAGGAACCCAAATGAAAACTCTGCGCAAACTCAAGGCAAACGCGTCGAGTCCGGACACATCGCAATGTTCACCATGATGGTAATGCTCGGATGTTGCCTTAGTGCCTTTGGTGGTCTTGTGTATCCCGATACGTTCCTTGGCTCTGTTGCTAAGTTCGCTTTCAACCTTCATTGATTCAAGGGGAAACCAAATGATCCTATATCAATCCCAAGCTAACGCCGTCGCACAATCAATGTGGGCGTTAAATAATGTGCATGCAGTTGTGGACGTTCGAATCGTCTTAGATGACGAGGGGGAATACATACGGGTCCAGGAGTCTGACGTTACATTGGAAGTGATCGTAACGCATTACAAGGGAGGCAATGCGGGCACCCGTGAGGTCTATACCGATCAGGATGCATTCCTTACCGCGTACAACCTCGCGTAACCAGAGGAACCCTGTGCAAATAAGTTTAAATAACAGTTGCACACCTCTGCACAACACGTTATAGTTCATCCCATAGCAGCAACGAACCAAACGACCTTAGATACCTGGAGAATCAAATGGCACACGCTCTGATCAACATCGACAAGACGTTCCCTGCATGTTCGGCAATTGATACGGAAGGCTGGTTGTCTGCTGTCCTGGGTGATGAAGTCTTATTATTCCTCGAGGAAGACATTCGGGACAAGTGGCTGATGCAGGCCGAAGACCAAATCAAGCTTGCTATCGAAGCCGAAGAGGGCCAGGAATACGTATGTACCAGGGTCGACAACACGTACAACAATGAGAACGATTTTTCCTCAGACTTCCAGTGGCAGGTCTGGTATCCCGCAGAGGCTAGCGATTGGTGTTATGCCAATGATGTGTATGTAGCTATCGAAGTGCACCAAGGTGGTGATGTACGTGGCAACTATGGTCGAGCCCGTTTGTTCAAGCTTGATGACCTTGCGGACTCTGGCTTCTTTTATTGGTGCTTGGGTTGGAACGTGAGCTACTCGAATGGTGACGACGTTTCAATCAACGATAGGTTTAGTGTTGGTTATTCGTCCAATCCGTTCTACGAGATGGAGAAGCACATGAAGGAAGGCGAAAGCGGGATCAAATGGTCCGAGAAACGGGAATGCTTCGTTGGTTGGTTCGAAGATGGGCGTGCGGTAGAACTCCGTCCCTATCTGTACGTATAACCTGCACAACACACAGTAGGACAGGTCGAAACCCTCTAACACATGAGGGTCTGCGGGTATCGCCCGTACTGATGAGACCAACTACAAAGGATGCACCATGACCATGTTTCGCGACTTACCAATCGGCCAGACGTTTGACTTCATCGGCCCTTTTGGACACGCCAACAGTTTCTATGCTCGTTGCGTCAAGGTCTCTAATAGAAAGTACGCTGAGGTAGCTCGTCCGGAAGTGGTCTACACCGTCGGGACCATTAAGGTTCAGGTGTATCACGTTGGTGAAGAGGTCTAGCCATGACAGTCGATCAACTTACCCCTGTGCAGCTTGACGAGTTCTTTAAGGCTTATGTGGAGTGTGCCCTTTGGTCGTCCATGGATGACGAGGGGGAACCGTTAGATACGTATGAGACCTCTGTCTTCTGCCATAACACCATGCTCAATGACTGTCGCATGTTCACCGACCGCAACCACGATAAGCTGATGGAAGCATTGGAACACTCGGGATACACCTTGGCTCAAGCTGGCCACGACTTCTGGCTTACTCGCAACCATCACGGTGCGGGCTATTGGGACAGGGGCCTAGGCAAAGTTGGCGACAGCTTGGCGTACTCAGCAGAAGTTGAGGGTTCGGTTGATTTGTACGTTGGTGATGATGGTCTAGTTCACTGCC